CAACATCTATGTTGTGCAGGACAAGGCTAACCCTCAGAATGAAGGTCGTGTCTTCCTGTATAAGTTTGGTAAGAAGATCTTTGATAAGGTCATGGAAGCAATGCAACCTGAGTTTGAGGATGAAACTCCAATCAATCCTTTTGACTTCTGGCAGGGTGCTAACTTCAAACTGAAACTGAAGAAGGTTGCAGGTTACTGGAACTATGATTCTTCTGAGTTTGATAAGGTCTCACCACTTCTGGATGATGACGATGCACTGGAAGCATTGTGGCAGAAGCAATACTCTCTGTCGGCACTTGTTGCAGCAGATCAATTCAAGTCCTACGAGGACCTGGATAAGCGTCTGAAGATGGTGCTTGGTGCTAAACCTGCTCCCCGTCGTTATGATGAGGAGACTGATAATGAAGATAGTTCTCGTGGAAACTTTGCTCCTGACTGGGCAGCAAAGAGTGCTCCTGCAGCAGACTTCAATGCACCTGACATCACTCCAACAAAGTCTGTTGACTCTGATGAAGATGATGCTCTATCTTACTTCCAAAAACTTGCGGAGGAGTAATGGATAGCGCAGTTCATGCATGGAATACCATGAGTTACGGAGAAGGATTTCTCTTCTCCGTCTGGTTGTTAGGAATGTATTACATCAAACTTAGGATGGACAAATACTTCCAATGAAATATAATCAGTTGTGCCTAACTCTTTTAGTTATCGCAGCATATATTAATCTATTAAAATAGTCTGATATTATCAGCAGTCTTCAAGGTTTCAGTCTTATATTGACTGGAACCTTTTTTGTATGTCATGATAAGTTCGAGATCATCTAGAACAACATTTAAATATCTTGGTTTTAATAAGAAAATATTTCTTCGATCTGTTTGAAGGTTATCTTCATATTGATAGTTAGTAACTTCCTTGACTGGATATGCAGTTACTAATCCACTCTCATAGTAATCATAATATGTGATACTGTATGTTGATGGAACTTGTAATCCTGCAGGAACAATTGTAATGTTGTCTGAGTTTTTTAATTCTGTTGTTTCATAATGATGTGTTGCATTTATGTTATCATAGGTTCCATAAGTTTTTAATAAGTATTCATTAAAATTATACTGAGACATGGGCCATTCAGTATAGATGTTTTGAATATTATTACAGACAAGAACTAACCAATCTAATTGTGAATCACCATAAAACTCTGAGGCAACATTATCCGGTCTATCATTACCTCTGATTTTATACTTAGTAAAGAATGCAAGCTCCTGAAAGATATCCTCTCTGAGTTGACCTCTCTTAAATAAATTTTTGACTGGAATGTAATCAGAAATATTAGCATCGGGAAGTCTGCTAACATATTCGAAATCTGGAACTTTACTAAAATAATTTGACATGTTAGAAACCTATTTCTGTGTCTGGGATGTCCTTGTAATTATCATTATATACAGGTTCAAGTTCTTTGAGTGTTAAAGTAATTTGATATGATATCATCAGACCATTTTCATAAGTAGCATAATTATTCTCTGGTGTATAGTTTGTATTAACACTAGTTAGGGCGCACTCTTTCATTCTTCCTATGAAAGGGTGCTCTCCACTTTCCTTACCTCTAAGAAGATAATGAACTTGAAATGTATTTGGTGCCTTAAGAAACAAGTTGGATGCTTCTCTAATTGGTGCCATTCCTTGTTTGAAAAATCTTATAATTTTTATAATTTCTAATCCTTCTTCCTTACTTCTTGCAGAAAGTCTAAAAGTAAGACTAAATTCTCTAAGAGATGGTTTGCTGAATAAGAGTTCAAGGTTTGGGTTGAGTATTACTCCACCAGCTCTTCCTAATAAGTTAGTTCCTGTAGCATTACCTACAAGTGTTGATGTAAGTGCTGCCTGTATTTGTTTGCTACCACCAATAACTTTATCAGCCATATCGGTTAAAGTTTTTCCAATATCACCACCAGTAGCTGCATTAGCCCCAAGACCAGCAGCTGCTAATTGACCTGCATTTGCACTATCATCACTCCAGGTTGCACTATTTGTATCTTGAATTTGTCCAGGAACAGGTAGGATAACAGTTGCAATAATTTCTCTATTACCACCAGACCCTACTTCGGCATTAGGAGATATTCTTACTCTATCTCCAGTACCAAGTTTAGGTCCTGATGTGGTTATATCTTTAACTTTATATTTTATTAGAGAGAACTTAATTACATCCTGATTTTTTGCTATGTCAGTAGGATATCTTAATGGTACTGTTTTTCCACTTATACCTTCATTAGTTCCTTCTATATCTTCTACTTTTTCAAAAAGTTCTGTTAATTTTGATAGATTTTCATTTGAAACTTCGATATCAGTTGCATCTTGCTCTGTGGTTGCTTTTCCAGTTTCAATTAACTCTTCTGCTCTAGCACCACATGCCTCTTTGTTGCCGGGATTTACTGCAATACATCCATCTTTTGCAGTTTTTACTGCTTGAGCTCTTAATTTTTTTTGTACAGCATCACTTTGAAATTTTTTTCTACCTGCAGCGTCTGTTTCTTTTTTATAATCTTTTCCAGGTGTAAATTTATTGGGAGGTGTTATTGTACCCATTAAACCATCACCTACACCGATCCCAAGAATTTTATTTTGTTTGTAAATCTCAGTCACTCCAGTTTCAGAATTTACCTGTTCATAAAAGGTAGTACCAGGAAATTCTTCTAAAGTAAAAGTTCTACTTGGACCGCCATATAATCCCATTACGCACCACTTTTTTATCTATTTAGTAAGTATCTTTGCGAAGTGCATAAGGTATCGAAAGCAAGTCTCCTAGTTCTTCATAGTCAACAATATAAAGTTGACCTACTACTTCTTCCCAAGTATAATTTCGATACTCACCTAGATGAAAGTTTGCTCCACGAAACCCCCAACGGAACACTTCTGTGCAGGCAATTAATGGGTGCTGATCATATGTTATGCGAGGTGTCTTTGCATTATAAACAAAGGTATAGAATTTTCCTGCTTCTGGTATAGGAGTAACAGTATCATTTAACACTCCCATGATCTCAAGCATCATCTCTTCTTGATCATTTGTTTTATTATTGAGATCTGGAATGAGTTGTTCGATACGGTTCATTTGATTCCGAGTTCGTCCTCTGTGATGATCTTAAAATTAATTCTTCTATCCTCACAAAACTCAACTGCTGCTTTCCACTTTGCTTGATTGACTGCATAGGTCTTACACTCATAGATGTATGACTTAGTAACTCTTGACCTTTTCTTAGGTTCTATGGTTTGTCTTTTTGGTTTTACTTCAATTACATAAGTTTTAATTTGTCCCGTATTTTCCTGCACTTTGATGATAAAGTCTGGAAAGTAACGATGAACTCTTCTATCTATTGGTGAGATGTATGGTATGTAAAATTCCTCACTACCCCACTCAAGAATGTTTTCATTTAAATCACAGTAATGACAAAACCTACGTTCCCAACTACTACGGCATATGATATTATTAGCATTGCCTTTATATTTCTTTGGAAATGATGGTTTATATTTACTTTTAATACTTTCTCCCATACATAATATATAAGGTTATAAAATTATTTATAAATGCCTAGCATAAAGTCAGTTGATGATATTAAATCATCATTATTAAGACCTTCTCTTACCTCACATTTTTATGTTGAGATTCCAGTACCTAGTCAAGGTGCAAATTCAGATTCATTCAAACAAAAATTACAGGGGAGTGGAGTTTCTTGGCCAACAAGGGATCAAGACACTCTAAATCTTTTGTGTTCTGAGGCAGTTCTTCCTGGTTCAAGTCTTGCAACCTTTGAAATTAATAATGATAGAACTGGTGTCACTGAAAGGCATGTTCATCGTAGAATGTTTGATGATAGAATTGACTTAACTTTTTATGTTGATGTTGAAAATTATCTTCCAATTAAATTTTTTGAAACTTGGATAGACTTTATCAGTGGAGCATCGGATCCTAGAGATAATTTTGTTGAATTAGATGGTCCTGGTCAATCAGCCAAAAATTATTTTTATAGAATGAACTATCCAGATGATTATACTGCTGATCAAGGATTGAAAGTTATCAAATTTGAAAGAGATACTTATAAAAGTTCAAGTCAAGGTGGATATAATAAACCAACAGGAAGTGTTCTAGAGTATAATTTTGTAAGAGCATTTCCACTTTCTATTGCATCAATGCCAGTTTCATACGAGGCATCAAGTCTTTTAAAATGTACTGTGTCTATGAGTTACATTAGATATGTTGTTAATATGAAGAAAGCATCAGAAAGTTTACCAGCATCTACAACTCCAACTAAAGTATCAGACTTAATAAACAAATCTTTATCTCAAAATTTCCTTGATAATACTTTGCAAAACTTGAATCTTTTCTCCTCAAATGTAGCATAAATATTTGCACTGAAATAAAACTATAAGACATCATGCCTTTACCAAAGATTGCTACACCAACTTATGAACTTGAATTGCCATCAACAGGAGAGACAATTAAATATAGACCTTTCCTTGTAAAGGAAGAGAAGGTTCTTGTAATTGCATTAGAAAGTGAAGATACAAAACAAATCACGAACGCAATTAAAGCAGTCATTAAAAATTGTATTCAGTCAAAGGGTATTAAAGTAGAAGCACTACCTACTTTTGATATTGAATATTTGTTCCTTAACATCAGAGGAAAATCTGTTGGAGAAAATATTGAAGTAAATATTATCTGCCCTGATGATGAAGAAACTCAAGTAGAAGTTGCGATTGACATTGATGAAATCAAAGTACAAAAAGATGACAATCACAGTAATCAAATCAAAATTGATGATGATATTATGATGGTGATGAAATATCCATCACTAGATCAATTCATTAAGAGTAATTTTAATCTCAATGATAAAAATGCAATGGATCAATCATTTGAATTGATTGCATCTTGTATTGATTCTATTTGTAGTGGAGAGGAAGTATGGGCAACTGCAGACTGCTCTAAAAAAGAAGTGAATGAATTTCTTGAGTCGATGAATTCTTCTCAGTTCAAAGGTATTGAAACATTTTTTGATACAATGCCGAAGTTGTCACATACGATTAAGGTTACTAACCCTAAAACAAAAGTTGAAAGTGAAGTTGTATTGGAAGGACTAGCAAGTTTTTTCGCATAGGCCTCGTTCATATGAGTGTGGAGGCTTATTATACTCTTAATTTTTCCTTGATGCAGTATCATAAATACTCATTAACTGAGATTGAAAATATGATTCCCTGGGAAAGGGATGTTTATGTTGCTATGTTACAAAATCATCTCGAAGAAGAGAAATTAAAACACCAACAACAAAATGGCATCTAGGACTACTACAGATCCAATAGAAATACTCTTAGAGATGGGTATTGACCTTGACAATTTGTCAGAGGAAGAGGATTATCTTAGTGCCTTAAAAGAAGCAATTGCAATAATTTTAGTCAAGACAAAAGGTGGTGGTGATGAAAGATCTAAGGTTCTTTTAGATGAAGTTGTAAAAGTAAGAAAGTCTAGAAAGGCAGCAGACCCAACATTTAAAGCAAGAAAGAAAAAAATATCAGCAGACTCATTTAAAAAGAAAACATCTTCTATTAAGGCACTTCCTGGAACCAGTGAAGGTGGAGCACTTGTTGTAAAAAAAACTAAAATAAGTGCCGAGGATATAAAATCTAATGATGATAAAAATATTTTAGAATCAATTCTTGGTTCGGTTACTAATATTAGTGACATGTTGAAGGAGCAATATGACTTAGAGAAAAAAAATGATGAAAAGGATAGAAAATCTACAGAAAAAACTAAAAGAAAACTGCAAGAGAGTGGATTAGAAAAAGCATTCAAAGGATTAGCAAAAACAACTGAAAAAGTAATTGCACCAGTCAAAAGTTTACTTGAGAAAATATTTGGATTCATTACTACTGTTCTTCTTGCAAGATTTTTAAATAAATTTATTGATTGGTTTGCTGATCCGGATAATAGAAGTAAAATTAAATCTATTATTAGATTTTTGGGAGATAATTGGCCAAAATTATTATCTGCTTATATTATATTTGGTACTGGACTTGGAAAGTTTTCTAGATTTATTGTAAAACTTTTAGCAAGGGGCGCTGTAAGATTAGCAGCAGCAACAGCAGGATTACTAGCTCGGCTCTTTGGTTCGAGAGCGTTAGGGAAGTTCTCACGATTTTTTGGTAGAAGAGGGAAACTTATTGCTGGTGGTGTTGAAGCAGTTACTACTATCATTGCATTCAAAGCACTAGAAGATTCTTTTACAAAGGGATTAGGTCCGGAGGAGAGTGCGAGTATTGATAATGATATTCCTACAAAAGGATATCAGGGTGGTGGATTAGTACAACCATTAGTACAGCCAATCCTATTATTAAATGGTGGCGGGCAAGCATTTAATCTTCTAAATCCACTTTCATGGTTTGGTGGTGGTAGTCAGAAAGCAGTTAAAGGTAATAAAGAAAGATATAAACCCAACTCTTTAAGTGGTAAACTTCTGAATAGAAGAAATGCTACCAATGAAGCCATTCAGAAGATGCGTGGTTATGAAGAAGGTGGTGAAGTAGATGGAACAGGTGGTATTGATAAAGTTCCTGCGATGCTCACCGATGGTGAGTTTGTTATGTCCCGTGGGGCAGTTCAAAAGTATGGTGTAGGACAACTGGAAGCAATGAATGCTTCTGGTGGTGGCACCAACAAACCTAAGATCATGGACAACATGGTCTATGCCGCTACTGGTGGGTATATTGGTAGAGGATCTGGCGCTGGTAGTCCCGAAGAAGGATATCCTTCAAAACTAAACTCTTTCACAAATCGTTTTGTGATGGGTGATGATAGTCTTTTGAATAAGTTAGCTCTTGGAGATACGGATGGTGTATTAAAAACTTTAGGTATTAAAATTGATAGGAATACTGATGCGGCAAATAGAAATACTACTCAAAGAAAAGAAAACAATAATATACTTAAAGATTTTCTTAGAATGAGTGATGGTTTTGTAAAAGATAGAATAGGTGATGTTAAAAATATTCCATCTAAGGTAGAGGGTTTTGCACCTACGGTAGAAAGTTTTGTAAAAAATATTCCATCTAAGGTAGAGGGTTTTGCACCTACGGTAGAAAGTTTTGTAAAAAATATTCCATCTATGGGTGGGGGTTTTGTTGATGCATTAAAGGATAAGAGAAAGGGAATTTCAGAATTTATAGAAAAAACTCCATATTTTGGAGAAACTGCTGCAATAGAAAGAGAAAGAAAACTTGGATTAATGAAACCAGGTGCTGACTCTTTATTGCCTGAAGTCAAAGAGAGACTTAAATCTAATGATGAAAGAATAAGAAATCTATATGATCCAGAGAAAGACACTGGATTCATGGGTGGATTGAAAAAAATGAATCAAACTATACAAAATAAAGGTGCTATTGTTGATCCATTTGCAGCACTTGGATTAAAAAACGAGGGAACTGAAAAGTTTGTTGAAAAAATTACTGGTGGTAGAGTTAAAAACCTTGGTGCTAAAATAACGGGACTTCAATTTGCAGCAAAAGGTCTTCTTGGTCCACTTGGAAAAGCGTTCCAGATTGATGATAAAGGGTCTTTAGGTAGGTATTTAAGACCTGCTATGGAAAAGGCACAGAGTATGGGACTTAGTGGAGTTGGAAATAATAAACAATTTAATGAGGGTAAGGGTGCAGCTGATAGAACTAACAACTATAATACATTAGTTGGAGATAAATTGGCTAATCTTGCATTAGGGCAAACTTCTTTTACTGTAGGTGAAGATGGTCGAGCAAAAACTAGTGATGTTTATGATTCAAATAATACTGCAGAATATTATTTGAAAACAAGTAGAGAAGCACTCTCAAAAGGAAATATTGGTCCAGCATTGTTTAATGGATTATCTGGATTATTGAGAGTAAATCAAAATACTGGTTGGGGAAATCTACGTCCAGGAGGTAATGATATAGATCTTGGTGGTGGATTTGAACAAACAGATTCTTCTGGAAAAGTTAAAAAAGTTTCTAAGATGAGTGGCGCACAACTTTTGAATGCTCAAGCATATGCAGAATCAAAAGGTAAATATTTTTCTAGCACAGATGGGAAGACCTATGAGAGTTATCAAGCTGCCGTAGATGCTAAGAAAGCAAGACTGGCTTCTAGCAAACCAAACGTATCTATTCCAGCACCACCACCAAAACCAGAACCAAAAGTTGTGGTTGAAAATACTAAATCTGGTGGAGGTGATTCCTCAGGATCTGGTAATAGTGGAACAAATGATGTTGATGCTGCCAATCCGGGCAGTGGTACTAAATCAAAATGGAATATCTTAGGTATTCCAATGCCTTTCTAAGGAGATAAAATATGTTATCACTAACGGGAGCAAAAAAAAGTAGCAGTCTTGCAGTAATAAAACCAAAGACATCTATGATCCCTGCTGCTAAAATTTCTAATTCTAAGAAAATAGTAGGGTTAAAAAGTAATAATCTTCAACTTATTAGTGTAAAGGTTCTAGAAATAGAATCTATGATTACAACGAAGTTGATTCGTGAGACAACAAAGAGTTTTAAAGATAAGAAAAAAGCACAGAAAGAAGATAGAAATGAACAGGAAAAAGATCTTGAGAAAGGAAAGGATCCTGGAAAGAAAAAAATAAAGATACCAAAGGTTCCTAAACTTGGAATGTTTGGGTGGTTGAAGAGATTTATTGGTAGTATCTTACTTGCATTTTTTGCAAGTAAAATGTTAAATAATGTGCCAATGTTGATTGGACTTGTAAAAGGAATTCAAAATGTAATTGAATTTGTATCTGATATTGGAATTAAACTTGTTGATGGACTTGCTACTTTTGTTGATTGGGGATACAAAGCTTATGATGCAACACAAGGATTTCTAAAAAACTTTGGAGTCAAGCAAGAACAATTTGATCAGTTTTCTGGTGCTCTCTCTGGATTAATTGATGCATTAATTATTGGATCAGTTATTCTCGCAGCAAGAGGAGAGGATGGGTTTGGTCCTGGTGGTCTCGACAGTGCAAGAAGACCTAAAGGACGTACACCGGGTGTAACAACAGGTCGTGGTGGACAACCTAGAGGAAGATTTACAAATCCATTTAGAAGGGGACCAAGAGTAACTCAAAGTGGAAAACCTGGAAGACCTGGCGCTCCAGTCTCTCAAGGTCGTGGTGGAAGAGGTCCTAGACCAAGAGTTCCTGGAACTGGTCCTAGAGTTACCGGTGGTGGAGGAGGATTAAAGATTCCTAGATTCCCAAGACTTCCTTTTGGTGGGGTAGTTAGGGGTCTTGCAGGACCATTTATCAACACTCTTCTTGCAATTTGGGATTTTAGTGGTAGAAAATCAGCAGGGCAAACAAATGTTCAAGCAGGAGCAGGAACCGGTGGTGGTATTCTTGGTGGTATTGCTGGTGCTGCAATAGCTGCTACATTATTCCCAGAACCATTTTCTAGTGCTGCTGGATTAATAACTTTAGGTATTTTAGGTTCTCTTGGATATGCTTTAGGTGGTGCAGGAGCAGATAAGTTAACTGGTGCAGATAAGGTCGGGCAATATCAAGAGGGTGGTAGAGTTAGGAAGAAAGCATCAAGAAAACTTAAAAAGAAAAAGAGAACATTAAATATAAACCGTGTAAGAAGACCTGTTTTTAGACCTATACCATCTGCTCCACAAGGATCTATTACAAACGAAGATGGAACAGACAATAGGGCATGGTGGGACTTCCTTGGGTGGGCAGGAACTTCGGATGGAGATGTTAAACTAAATGAAACTGGAGCAAAACTTGGAGAGAGAGTTTCTCAAGTAGGTAACACCTTAGGTAAGAATGATTATTTTGGACCTTTACTTTCTCTCACATCAAAAATAATTTTAAATAAAGATATTGAAGGTCAAGATTATAATAATATTGGATTAGGTATCAATAGATTAATCAATGAGGGAATTCTTAAAAGACAAATTTCAGAGGGTATCTCTGGATATGCTGAGGGCGGTAAGGTTGCTAGTGCATTAGCATCAGGTATTGATGCTAGTAGTTGGGTCTCCAATACCTTTAGAAGAGAGTTGTCTTCTGATATTAAAAAGAAATATGAGAAGATAGGAGTTACTGGTTCTACTGATGGTTCTACTGACGGACCAGGTTCTACACCAGGTGCTAGAGATTCTGCTTCTGGTGAGTTGGATGGTTATATGTCTGGTCCTGCTGGATCAAGTGGAGATGCTCTCACTATGGCAAGAAATTTGATGAGAGATCTCAAGTTGACTGAAGCACAATCTGCTGGTATTGTTGGTAATATGATTGCTGAGTCTGGTGTTGAGAATGCTCGACCACAGAATACTCCAAGCGGAACAAAGGGTCCTCTGGTTGTTGATGATAAGACTGGATATGGTATTGTTCAATGGACATCTAAAGGTAGACAGCAAGCATTGTATGACTTTGCTGAAAGCAAGGGATATGATATGAGCAAACCCTTGACTATGGATCTTGAATATCAGTTTTTCTTAAAAGAATTCCAAGGTGCTTATGGTCCTGTGCTTCAACAAATAAAAGAAGCAAAGAACGTGAAGCAATCTTCTACTATATTCATGCAGCAGTATGAAATCCCTGCTGGATATCGGACAGAAGCAAAGATTATGGAGAGATATAATATGTCTCAACCTGTGTATAATAAGTTGTCTAGTGGTCAAGGAACTGCAACTGAGGGTGAAGGAACTTACATTAGACCACAAAATGTAACTGCCCCCGACTTATCTGGAACTGAACAAGGAGAAGGAACTGAAGCATCTGCTAAATTGTTGAAAGACTTCCCCCAGATCGCATCAAGAGGTAGTGCTCAACAAATCTATGCATCTGGTCTTGGATATTTCCTCAAGAAGAGTGGAGCAGGAAGACCAGGTAAAGGTGATTTTGGTGATCCTCCTCAACCCGGCGCTGATATGGAGCACCCCGACCATGGTCAGGTCAGAGCATCTCATAGAGGAACAGGGCACAAGAGAGGTGTTGCTCTCGATCTTGGTGGTAATAGTGCTACTTCTTCTGGTTATAATGATGATCAGAAAAAACTATGGCCATATATTTCAAGATTCCTTAAACAATATGGATTAAATAAAGACCCATTTATTCCTCAAGTTATTCATGGAATTGGAGAAAGTTTTTCTCCAGTAGGACCTAGTAGTGGTCCTGATGGTGGACATAATGATCACTTCCACGTTGAGTTTCATGACGGTGGAATGGTTGGGGGCAATGGACTTGTCAATTCACTCTTGAAGACTGGTGAAATTGTTATTGATAACGATAGTAGTATTGCTAAAGTAAACCCAATGCTTCTTGCAATTAATGCTGCCAAAGATGAAAAGGGAGTTATGAAATCAATTTCAGACTATGCTCCATATGAACTAGGAGCACAACAAATAATAATGGTAAACAATAATAATAAAACACAACCCATGGATAATTATGGTACACAGGATCAAGGACTTACAGTAATGATGGCAAACTCTTATGACAATTCATTTGAATTCTTAGATTATCAAGGTTAAATAGTAGTAAGAGGTAATTTAAAATGTCAGTACAAGCATCAACAAAAAGTACCGACCCAGGTATTGTAGAACAGATAGAAATATTTTCCAACAAAGACGAAGGAAAATCTGTAGATCTTTCTGGAGGATTTTCTTCACTAACATATACTGAAAGTATTATGAGTGATACTATAAAGGTTAATTATACTTTTATTGATACTGGCAAAGGATCTGAAGGAAAAACTATTACAGAATCTCTCCCTTTAGTTGGTCAAGAAAGAGTCGTATTAAAATTTACTGACAATAATGAGAACACGATAGGTGGAAAAAAACAATTAACTTTATATGTAAATAAGATAACTCCAATTTCAGATACCACTACTGATTCTATATTAAGTTTAGAATTAGTTTCGAAAGAATATATTATGAATGAGAAAAAAAGAGTTACAAAAAGAATGGATGGAAAATTATCAGATCATATAAAAACCATTCTAACAAGTAAAGATTACCTAGGCACAGAAAAAACTGTAGAAATTGAAGATACTATTAATAATCACAATTTCTTTGGTAATAATAAAAAACCATTCTATACTATAAATTGGTTAGCAAAGAAAGGTGTGTCTTCTAAGAGTCAATCTCTAGGAAAAAATGCAGGATATTTTTTCTACGAAACTTATGAAGGTTTCTTTTTCAAATCAATTGATGGACTTCTAGAACAAAAACCAAAAGCAAAAACAATTTTTAATAACACTGTTGACTTTAGAGGAGAAAATATACCAGAAGGAAAAGATTTTAAAACTTTAAAGTTTAAAAAAAATAATAATGTAAATGTGCAGGAAAAATTAAAGATGGGTGCATTCTCTAACAGAACTGTTGTCTTTGATCCATTTACCTGCTATTATGAAGTGATTGCTCCTAATGTAACTGACAATGCAGAATCTTCAAAACTTGCTGGTAAGGAATTATACCTTAATCAGGCTAGGAATAAAGAGTTTGATTCCAATAAACCCAATGAGGATTTTTCAAGAACAACTTATTATCTTTTAGATAAAGGAACCGCACCTACAGGAAACAGCAAGCAACAAATAGAAAAATCGGAGGAAGAAAACTTTGATTATAAAAAAATTCTAAACCAATCTCTTATGAGATATAATCAGTTCTTCTCATCAACTGCTGGCATCACAATCCCAGGAAATTTTGCATTACATGCAGGAGATATGATTCACATAGATCTCCCAGGACTGGAGAAAAAAGATAATCCTGAAGTTGATAAGAAAGATGGTGGACTATATATTATAACGGATATTTGTCACACAATAACACCCGAGAAAACTCTTACTAGATGTAATTTAGCAAGAGACTCTTACGGAAGAAAACCAATAGAAAGGTAAATTAAAAATGGAAAGTGTAGAAAAGCATATCGAAGTAGACAAACAGATCCTTGAGGATCCAACTACTTCACCCCAACAACGTCGTCACATTGAAGGTGAATTGACTGAACTCAATGTATATGTTGAGAATCATAAGAAAGATATTGAAGCAGGAGATCATCATGATCCCACAGCATTAGAACTTTATTGTGAGATGGAACCTGATGCTGACGAATGTAGAGTATACGAGGACTGATGGAAGGAGGATCGCTATTTAATCCTGGATTTCTTGGATCAAACTTTTTATGGTGGGTTGGGCAAATTGCTGACGACTCTACCTGGAGAGGTAATATTAATCCAGGAAAATATCCAAATAAAAATAGTATTCCTGGATGGGGTAGAAGATATAAGGTAAGGATTATTGGTCTTCATGACCAGGGTGAAGATCAGATCCCATCAGATCAATTGCCCTGGGCAAATGTAATGTATCCCATCACTGCGGGTGGTGGTCAGGCTGGAGCTAAAGCAACACCAAATCTCCGACAGGGGAATATGGTGTTTGGGTTCTTCCTTGATGGTCAGGACCAACAAGTTCCTGTCATCATGGGAGTTCTTGGTAACAACTCACAGACAGCACTAAATCAAAAAATTGGAACCAGTAGGGTTACAAATTCCCAACCAGGAAGTTTAGCAACATCTGGATACTCTGAAGGTACAGAACCTAAAAAAGGATCTGCGAGAGAAGTTCCACCCGACAATGATAAAGGAGTTGAACAACCAGCAAAAAAACCAGCAAAAAAACCAGCACCAGCACCAACAACAAATTCTACTCCGACGCCAGGATCAACAACAGATTCTACTTCGAGTGCTGGTTATGATTATCTTGATCCAACTCTAGATAGATCTCTTGATGCAACTCTCGCCCGTGAAGATGCAGTAGTAGCGGAAATAGAGAGAAGAGAAGCAGAAAAAAAAGCAGCAGAAAAACCACAGGAAGCAGGACCTGGAGCTCCACCAGCACCCGGTGCAACAAATGAAAATTCAGATGGCGTACATCAAACTACTTCTGCAGATACTAAGAGGCAAGCAAAGTGTGATGAGAAAATTGTTCTTTTAAAACCAGATCCCCAGGAACATGTACCTTCTGCACTTAAAGGTATTCAAACTGCGATTGATAATTTAACCACTAAGATTGATTCATATCTTCAAGCACTTCAAAGTTATGTTGATGCTGTTACTAATACAATTAGTGATCTACAAGCATTGATGAAAAGTTTTGCAGATGAGATGGCAAAATATATGAAAGTCATCTATGATAAAATTATGGAATTCGTGATGAAGACTTTAAATAAAGCACTATCAAAAGTTGTAGCAGCACTTCCTTCAAGTATGAGATATCAATTCTCTGATATGAAGCAAGTATTTACTGATTTAATTAGATGTTTATATTCAAAA